TCACATGGACAAAATGCATCTAGAGTAACTTATGGTGCTTACAGAAATTTAGTTTTTGGAGATGAAAATCAATTTTTTACTTTTGGTACTCACACTCCAGATGATATTTATGTTATTAATGTAGCAAGAGCAAGATATAAACAAACACTAAAACCAGGTACTTTAAATTTACAACTATCTGCTTCTGTAGCTATAAGTCCAGGTACTCATCATAATTTTCAACTCACTGATGATAGTATTACACAAAATGGTTCAGCTAAACTTACAAATTTAGGAAGACAATTTAATATTGTATCAGGATCTAGTGGTGTAATGTCAGGATCTCTTTTAGGACAAACAGTAAGTGGTTCATATGGTTTATTTTATCCAGACGCAGGAGTCCTTATATTAAATCCTGATGCTTTTGGTTCAGGATCAGGATTTTTAGGCCCCAATAAACATAGAGGAGAAATGACAAATTACGAAGGAGTAATGTATTCAGGAAAAGAACGTAATCCTGAATTATTATATTGCGCTATTAGTAGCTCTGGTAATTTTATAGTAGACACTGAAGAAAAAGTAACATCACAATATTATTTTGCAAGAGCTAAAAACTTTGAATATAATTATACTACAAACCCTTCATTCACAGATGGTAGTGGTAATTTAACTTTTAGTAGTATGATAAATAATCCTGTAACTTACATTACAACTGTAGGATTATATAATGATTCTAGTGATTTAGTAGCAGTAGCAAAACTAAGCCAACCAGTTGTTAAAGATTTCACAAAAGAAGCACTTATTAGAGTAAAATTAGACTACTAAAATGCCCCTAAATGTCAGAAGTATACAAAAAGTTTACAGCTCAAGACTACTCAGTAGTTCCCTTTAATGCCCATAAACAGTATAACTTTAGTTCTCAGTCCGCTGCAGAAAATAAAATAACATGGCATAAAGTTAGTTGGACTTCAGAATCCATTTCTCTTTATACTAGTGCAAGTTCATATTATGGTTCGGATACTATCAACACAGTTAAATATAATCAATTAGATCATCTTTTTTATAAAAATTTTAAAAAGGATATTTCTAATAGATTTGGATATAATAATTATTTAAAACAAGAAAGAAAATTATACGAAAAAGCTCAAATAATATCTATTCCCGCAGGTTTATATGGACATGAAATAAAACCAGGAGATTTTCATCTTTCTTCAAGTAATTATGAAATAATAGATGACTCACATGGTAATCTTATTATTAGTGGCACTAATTTAAGCCATTACCCTACAGATGTTAGAAAAAATGTATTTAAATTAGAACCTACTAAAGCTTTTAAAGCTTATGATTTAGATACTATTCCAGGATACGCTGTTAAATTAACAGATCCTCAAGATAATAAAGTAGGTATAACTAAAAGATTTTGGAGAAGGGGAGTAGAAAACCCAAATAAAACACCTAACTATACTACTCCTATTAATTTATCAGAAGTAGATGATAGCTATTATTTTAATAATTTTAAATATAATAATGTTAATTTTAGTAAAAACGAATTTTTAGGTGATGGTGATGATACTTTTTCATCTATAGATTTTGATAGCTCTATTGGTTCACATGTAAAAGCACCTCATAATGATAAGTACAATTTTAATAATGAAGATTTTTCAATATCTTTTTATGTAGAACCTTTACCTATAGGAAATCAAATATTAAACCAATCATCAAGTATTGGAAAACCATTTGGGGGAGGAATAATATATAATATAGATTCAAACCATATTCATGTAATATCAACAAATGCTGTAGGAAGATCTTCTAACGCTCAAAATATACAATATTCTTGGGGAGTTTTAGGAGCAAATGGTAATGCAGGAGTAGGCAATGTACAAACAGGACTAGGTGGAATACCTCATATGGGAGATGGTCAGCAACAACTCGTAAACATGACAAATGCAGATTCAAATGCTCCTGGACTTTTAGGTAATTTTATGAGTAATTTTAGTCATAATGGATACACTGATTGGTATATTCCTACACTAACAGAAATTCATTCAGCTGACACTAATTTAAAAATCTTTAATCCTGATTTAACAACTAATCCTCTATTTACAAATTTAGATAATTCTCTTAGTTTAGATCAAGTTACAGGTAAATTATTAACATCTACAGAAGCTTCAACCCCTTCCATAAATTACTTTGTCAATTATACTTCAGGTTCAATTATTGGGGGAGTATCAAATAAAAACTTACCTAGTGCTCCTAATCCAGCTATATCAACTTTTTTACCTGTAAGAAAAATTCCAATAGGAATAAGTAATCAATATATTGGATATGATGAAGCAAAACGATATATTATATGTAAAAGTGGAACACAAACAGTATCTCCAAGTGATTTAAATCCAGGAACCCAAACAATTAAAAACACTGCAAAATCGGGTTCTTCTCAACCTTTAGACACATTATCTCAACCTCAATTTCCATTTGAAATTTATATGCAAAGCCAATCTTTATACTTTGCAAGATCAGACGGAAAAAACACAATAACTATAAGTACTAACTTAACAGGTTCTTCTGGCCATCCTGAACATCACCACATTTTATGCCAAAAATCATCATCTATGATGGAAATATATTTAGATGGAAATAAGATTGTAGACGCATCTGATAGTAGTTTAGAAGAAACAAGAAATTTAGCTAATTTATATATAGGTTCAAAAGGTATTTTAAGTAAAAAAGATGGCAATAATACATTAAAAGATGTAGGATTTTTTAATGGATCTTTAAGTTGCATAAATATATATAATAATAATTTTAATACAGCTTCTATAAAAAATATATCAGAAAGTATAGATGCTTCTCCCTATGTAGGAAATATATTCTATCAAAATGGTTTCGTAGTACTTACAAAACCAACAATACAAAATATAGATGTACCTTCTTTAAACATAAAACCTTTTGATTTTAATGGATCTGATACTATTGATCAGAGAATGCAAAATTATACCTACACTGCAGTTGACCCAACACTTCCACTAACTTTTCAAAATGGACTTGACATCAAACCAGATGGAACAAAATATTATGTTGCTAACCAAAATGCAGGAGGAGCACCTAGTCCTAATCAAAAACATAAATTCCCTACTCATCTTTATCAATTTAATATGAGTACACCTTTTGATTTATACTCAGCTACTTCATCTATAGATAATGCTACTGCCGCAGAAAAAACATACGCTGTTATATCTTCTTCTCTTCCTTACTTATGGATGAACCCTAAAGACATAAAATTTCACCCTTCAGGAACATCTTTATATTTTGTAGGAACAGGCTTCAGTAATTTATCATCATCAGGACATCCTACTATGGCCGAATTAGATGCAGCTAATGGTGCTTATAGTCAATATCAAAAACCACAATACCATGTTCGTGGTGGAATAGTTCAAATACCTATAGATAAATTTTTTGATATATCTAGTGGATCGAAAGTTAATAAAGCCAACCCTGCAGGAACTAGTTCTTTATTATTAGAAGAATCCAAAGTATATGACACAACATACATTAAATACAATGCAAAGTATGATGATAGTGCATATTCTGGTCAAAATTATAAACGATGGGGAGGAATAGCACCACAAGCTTTTACGTTTTCAACAGATGGCACAAAATTTTTTACAGTACATGAAGTAGATAGAGTAAGATGGGATGCTGGTAATTTTCATAATAATGAATTTGGCCCTACTAGATATCCTGGTGCTATAAATGATGGTATTAAATCATCTTATAATATAATAGAACACAATTTAACAACAGCTTTTGACATATCTACCATTCAAACAACAGGTTATTTTGAACTTAATGGTGAAACAGGTACTACAACAGACAGTACTTTAGCTAATGCAATTCCACAAAAATATAACCATTCAGGAAAAAAATTAGATTTATTGGATTTACCTTCTCCTGAAGGATCTCCTCTACAAGTTAAAAGTATAGCTTTTAATAAAAAAGGAACTAGAATGTATCTATCAAGTAGAATGACTAGTATATCTCAACCATTTGGATTTCGTTTTAAACAAGGAGGATGGGGAACTTTTGGAGACCCTAATAATGGTTGGCTTCCTGGAATAGCAGTAACAGATCCAGCTCTTACACAACAGGGTCCTAGAATATGGGAATATAAACTAACGGTTCCCTTTGATATAACATCAGCCAAGTATAAAAAATCTAAAGCCTTAGCAAAAAAATTAGGAATATTACAACAAATGGATTTACGTAATGACAATGCTCCAGGTACTATAGAATACGATGATAGAGTTGCTCTTCAAGCTTTAAAATTTTCTAAAAATGGAAGATATGTGTATATTGCAATTGCAGGTACAGGACCCACTGCAGGAGGATTTGATAATAGAGCTCTTGCAAGGCTTAATTTAAGTAACGTATTTAAACCAACAGAAAATAAAATTCAATTTCAAGGTTCACATTTAATTTATGAAAATGAATATCAATGTACAGTAGATGAATATGAATTTAATGATACATTAAATATTTCAGCAAGAAAAATTAGAACCCAAGATTCACATGAATTAGCTGATTTTGCAACAGGTTCATTATTTAAACCTTATGTTACAACAATTGGTTTATATAATGAAGAAAACGAATTATTAGTAGTTGGTAAACTTGGTCAACCAGTTAGAACTTCTAATGAAACTGACACAACTTTCGTACTTCGCTGGGATACCTAAAATTTTTTTTATACATTGCTTAAATGCAATGGAACTATCAAAATAAAATCATACAAGAAATTAATGACCTTCCAGAAGGTGCATTTGGTTTCATTTATCAAACAACTCATATCCCAACAGGTAAAAGATATATTGGTAAAAAATCTTTAATTTACAATTTAAAGAAAAAATTAGGTAAAAAAGAAAAAGCCTTATGGGAAGGTAAAGGTCGCCCACCAGTATATAAAAGAGTGTTAAAAGAAAGCGATTGGAAAACTTACTATGGATCACATGCATTTATTAAAGATGCAAATGATGATGATTTAGAAAGAAAAATTTTACAAGTGGCTTATAATAAAAAAGAACTTACATACTTAGAATGTAAATACCAATTTATATTAGAGGTTTTAGAAGATAAAAAATACCTTAATGATAATATATTAGGTAAGTTTTACGATAGAGACTTTAAATGAAAGAAGATTTACTAAAACAGCTATTAGAATCAATTTTAGGTAGAAGTAAATCTGCCCGTGGGGGAGATGAAGCTGTGTTTAATTGTCCATCTTGTAACCACCATAAGAAAAAACTTACGTTTAATTTATTATCTCAAAAATTTCAATGTTGGGTTTGTAATTATAAAGGTCATAGAGCATTTCAATTACTTAAAAAAGCGGGTGCACCTGGAGCTGCATTTGGAGCTTTAAAAGAAATTGATAAGCAATATAATTTTAAACAACAAACCAAACAAAAAATAGATGCCAATACTTTACAATTTCCTCATGGAGTAACGCCTATAATGTCATCATCAGCAATTCTGTCGAAACATGCATTACATTATTTAGATCAAAGAGGAATCACTCAACAAGATGTAGTTAAATATGATTTACATTATTGTGAACAAGGTCCTTTAAAAAATATGGTTGTAATTCCTTCATATGATGCTGATGGATTTTTAAATTATTATGTAGGTCGTTCGTTTGATAAAAATGCATATATTAAACATAAATTAGCTTCCAGTACCAAGGACATAATTGGATTTGAAATGTATATAAACTGGGATTTACCCGTAATTTTATGTGAAGGTGCGTTTGATGCTATGGCTATAAAACGTAATGCAATTCCTTTATTTGGAAAAAAATTATCTACAACTTTAATGAAAAAAATTATTAAAAGTAATGTAGAAAAAATATATTTAGCTTTAGATGAAGATGCTTTAAAAGATGCTTTTAATCATGCTGAAACATTTATGTCTTATGGAAAACAAGTTTATCTTATAGAAATGGGGGATAAAGACCCATCTGAACTTGGTTTTAAACAATTTACGAAATTACTTCATAATGCAGTAGAATTAACTACTTCTGTATTAATGAAAAAGAGAATGGCTCTTTCATAGAGTTTTATATTTATAATAAACTGTACATTTAATGTCAAAAATCGCACTTTTACCTGGTGGATTTAAACCACCTCATGCAGGTCATTACAACATGGCTAAATGGTTATCAGCCAACACAGGTGCAGACACTACTATAATTTTTGTAGGACCTAAAGAAAGAGATGGTATTACACAAGCTATGTCTCTTAAATTATGGAAACTTTATACTCAAAATGATTCAGGGTTAGAAGTTAGACCAGCAGGAGTTTCTCCAGTAAGAGATGTTTATGATTTTATTGAACAAGAAGCACCTGAAGGATCAACAGTTTACTTAGGAATGGGTGAAAAAGATGTTAGTGATACTCGTTTTAAAAACATACCAAAATTCGCTGAACCTAAAGGAATCACATTTGAAACTAAATTAGTACCACCACAAGCAGGAGGTGTG